TCTGTTATACCCGGTGGACCAGTAAAGTCTTTAGTTTGCCAAGCACTCTGTGCAACTATGTCAAGATATTGAGATGCAAGTCTTGACTCTGCTCTCATCATGTCAAAGTTGCCATGCAAGATTCCTCTATACAACTCTTCTGGTTTAACACCTTCTGTAAATAATCCTGTGTTAGGATGATAAATAGTAAATGGCAAAGTATTGTAACCATGCCTTTTAGGTTCAAGTGCCCACTTTTCATCAGCCATGTAAGCAACCTGTGAGTATGTCCATACTTCTACGAACTCTACAGTTCCTGTAAGTTTACCTTTCCAATTTGGAAAATGTGCATTTACCCATTCTGCTTCTACTTCGTAAAAATGTATTACCCATCTAGGGTTGGGACCATTGTTAGTATCCCAAACCATCATTTTAGGATTGACAGCACTTGATTGCATTGGAAAGTTTATATTTCTTTTGTCAAGTATGTCGTTTAGTTTTTCTTTATATTCTGCAATGTTTTCATCATCTTCTGGTGGTTCTGGAAACTCTTCCCATTTATTTGCAGCAAACTCTGTTTTTTCAAATGCAATTCCATAAAGTGCCATGTGTTTTGCAATCTCTCTTCTAGTTGGAGTAAATTGTTCAATCATGTGATTTGCACCTGTTAAAAACTTCTCCATGTTTTCTGCTCTTGCCTGACCCCTTGCTCCGGGAGCAGGTACAGATATGTCAATAAATTGTGGAGTAACGTGTGCAACTAGAGAGTTTACAACAGACTGTGCTGTTCCTAATCTAAGCATTGTTCCTGTTTCAGGAATAGAAAAATCAAATCTGTTTAAATAAAAATCTTCTGACTCATTACAGTTATCATAAAATTCTCTAAACTTAAATCTTCCCTCTTTTAATTTTCCAATAACCCATTCTATTGATACAAATGGTTCATCAATAGGGTTGGCTGCTTCTCTAGCTATATCTTCTTCTGGCTTTGCTTCTTCTGATAATTGTCCGTATGTTGTAACCATATTATATGCTTCTTATAGTTTGCATGTAATCTTCCATTGATATACCTGCTTCTTCTAATTGTTTTTCTTTTCTAGCCTTCTTAACTCTTTGAAGTCTAGAATTTTTATTTATGTAGTTTGAATTTGCATTCATGGGTATGATTCCCGAAATAGAAGTAGGAATAAATCTGTCACCAGTTACTCCTTCCATTGCAGGGTCACAAGCCATCAATGATAAACATTCTGCATCCACCCAGTCATCATGTGCACCAGACACGTTATAAAAAGTGTGTCCTCTGTTTGCACTTTCTTTATGCCCTATGTCTTCCAACTGACTTATCAGTTTAACCCAATTTTGGGGGAAAGACACAGTTTCCTTTTCTAAAGATATAGCATAATCTAGAAATAATTGATACTTTTTTTGTGGAGTAAAATTATATCCCACTACCGGAATACTCTCTTCCATCAGTTCTCTGTAAAGTACATCTTCTCCAAATTTACCACCAAGTCCTGTTGAATCCATATATATTTCCTCAATTCCCCATCTTACACTTAAAGCCTTAATTGTTTCTACCTGTAAAGACCAATCAGTCTTTTTTAATTCTACAACTGCAACCGACTCTCTAGTTTGCCTGTCTTTAACAATCATAACTGTAGGGTCATTAGTTCTTCCCAAGTCAAGTCCTGCAACATAGTGTCTTCCTTCTATTGGTCGTGCAAGTTCTACAGCACCTTTGGAATATGCAGCTTCAATGTTCGTAAAGAAGTTACCTGCACCTTCTGGTTGCTTTGCCATATAGAATCTTTCCCATACAGCTTCTGTAAGTGCCTGTTTCTCATCTTCAATCTCTTCTCTGTCTTCTTGAGTTAATCCTGTATTGTCAAATGTAGTTGCATGAAAATATGCTCTTCTTTTAGTTGGGTTTTCTCTTGATATCTTACAGTTTCTTGCAAACCAATGTTGCGTAGATTCTGGGGGAACACCTTCAACTATTGCTCTTCCTAATCTACCCGGAGAGTTTAGAGTAGGTCTTACCTTGCTCCATGCACCTTCTTTAATATCCTGTGCTTCAGCCATGTGTAGAAAATCTAATCCAACAGTCTGCAATGACTCTGGATTATCTGCTGACTTTAACTCCCAGAATACTTCTGTTCTGTATAGACCATCTGTTGTGCCGGCAGTATTTTTTAAATCTAACCATACATGTAAGTCATCTTGTTTAAATCCACCACCACGACCACCTGCCTGTCCTTTTCTTCTAGTCTTTCTTACATACTGTTCTGGAATAAATGTTTGCATCTCATTCCATACCTGAAGCATCTGTGCTCTGGTTGGTGCGACTGTCCATACATGAATCTCCGGAACTAGGTTAGCTTCTTTTGCTGTTAGTTGGTCTGTAGAATTACCGACAGTTACAGGAGTTGTGGCTGCTTTCTGTATAACATTCATAGCTTCCATTAAAGAACTTCTTGTCTTTCCAGCACGTCTTCCAGCCTGTACCCATTTTATTTTGGCATCTGAATCTACCATGTTCTTTTGCCACGGATAAAAATTATGCTGTATCAAATAACTTAACCTCTACTTTGCCATCCGGCTTATCCTCTTCAATTTCTGATGCATTCATCTCTACAAGTTTTCTCTGGTCAATAACCCTTAATGCAAACTCGCTACCTTTGCCCTGTGCCTTTAAGTCTTCCATATGGAAATAGTTAATTATATCTGCGTACTGACCATATACCTGTTTTAAATCATCGTGTTTTATTCGGTAGGTATATTTACCATCGGCTCTTTCAGAAACAACAGGGTAGGCATTATCTTCTCTATACATGTCAAGATACTTTTTAAAACTTGGGGTCGTAATTATTTTTTTCTGGACACTCTCGTAATTAAATCCAAGCTCTTCGCATATTTCTTGTATCGCAAAATCTGATGAACCAAATGCCGGTAGTGCTAAATATATTCTTCTTAGTTGTCTAGTCCATTGATTCCAACAAGGTATTGCTTGAAGAACCTTTTCTTCTATGTATGCGTACCCTTTTTGTTTTGCCATGAAAAGTATTATACACCCCTTCTCTTAATAATCTCTACCCCATGTATTGCATGGCATTTTACACCCCCCTAAAGGGGGTGTATAAAAGTGCCACGCTGTATTTTACATATGTGGTCAACATATCTCAACGCTCTGACTACTACATATGATGTATATATAATGTCGTATGTGTATCGGTGCCACTCTTGTGGCTGTGGGAGTGTAGACTACCACCATAATTATTTATTACATATTAACAATACTATTTATAAGCAATATTAATATTGTGTATGCTGTGTCATTGTACCCTTACATAGCATAAAAGATATAAATATTAACAACGCTTGTGTATTGACACTTTAAGACTGTTTAAATGGATATTGTCCCCAAGTATAAAAGAAACAATATAAATACTTTTAATTATTTTCCAAGATTAATTTATTATTATTGCAATAATTATTGTAATTATTATTAATATAGTTTAATATGAATTTACATAAATTAAATTGTCATAAGCAAAGGAGTAAGATGACAACATTAAAAATAAAAGTAGATTCTAAAGTCAAGAATCATACAGCAAGACAAGTGGAATTCTTGAATCAATTCACAATAGCCTTTCTGACTTGGAAGGATATTTCAAAAGGTGGTTTATTGCCGGATTCACTAGAGCAATGTATAGGAAATAAAGTGGACAGGAATACGAAAGATAAATTCTTTCCAGATGCTAAAAGGTCTATGGATTTTGAGAACCTAAACGCTGAAGGTTTTAACTATGCAATTATGAATTATCCTAAAATCATGATTACACAGCCGGAACCAACAGGAGCCGGAATTAATCACAGCCAAGAATCCCTCTTCTTCTGGCACAAGAAAGAAGGGAAAAAGATGGTTCCACAGCATGAAAAATATGAAAAGCTTTTCAATTCTGACAGAGTAGAAACCTTTCTTCACAATGCAAAAATTGAAATACAACCTTTATTCAATGAGAACAGGAACGAGGGAGACTTGGCACATTATCGGGATTGGGATAATGCAATACAGATTAAGGAAAAATTCCTACAACCTAACAACTGGGATACAAAAGGATTACAAATTTTTGTCCATGAATTAGTTCACTTAGTCGGGGAATATTGCAAGATTTCAAATTGTTCAGCAAAACAGCAACATAACAGAAGTTTTCAAGCGTTGGCAATGTCAATGAATCTAAGAACTGAATGGTTTAAAGAAGCCAAGACATGCCAAACATATGAACTAGATGAAGAATTTTATAACTGGTTTAATAAGGCTTTTGATGTAGAGCATTTAAAGAAAAATGTTTTCAATGTAAGCACTAAGCAGAAGAAAAGAAGTGCATACAAGAAAAGACGATTCTTTGTAAATGATAAAGCATGTTGGACAGGTATCACAGGTTTTGATGATGTTATTGCCGGAGTTCATCCGGATGCATTAGAAGTTTTTAATTGTGTTTCAGCTTGTTCAGATGATAAACACTATTGCCAAAATTACGCTTAATAAATAAAAAAATTATGGGGGGTGTGTCAATGTACACTCCCCCCAAAAGGAGAAAAAATAAAAATGAGTACACACGCATTAATTACAATAAGTAAAGATAAAGAATTAAAAGATTACGATGGGACTTATGTTCATATGGATGGATATGGGGAAGGGTTAGGAGATTTTTTAATTGTAGGAGCCAAAGAGTATGGCATTGCCTTCATTAGGGATTTAATCCAGTATGAATGGAGAAGTCTAAGTCTTGATAATGATAATAAAATTGATTTTAATATCATGTATGAAAAAGGGGAGTTTGGGGACAATCGTTCAGAGAACAAATATAAAAATGGTCAAAGGGTCGGGAGTTTTAAATTTCATGAAATGGATTTTGGGCATGAGTATGTTTATAACTTTTGGAAAGATGAAAAAATCGGCTCTTGGGTCATGGATGCATATAAAAAAGTTTGGGCACAAGGATGGGACTGGGACAAGGATGGACTTGCACCTTCTGAAATGGGATTAATAAAAAGGATTGTTTTTGAAAAGCAAGACATAAAATACTATAACATGTTTAATTCGGATTCATTTGCAACAAAAGAGGCAGTTGACCAAGAAATTACTTTTAACTAGAAAAAAATCAAGGGGGGCTAGAAATAGCCCCTCTTTTTTTTGTCCAATTTTGAACCTAAAATAAAGTGTACACTCCCACAACTCCACAGAAAACGACCAAGCCAATACCATTACACCTTTAATATTAAAAAAATAATTCTTGTAATAGTGTACATTCCCACCCCACCATATACATAATTATTTATTGCATATATTATTTAATAAATCATTTAGTTAAAGGAGAAAATTAAAATGTATCAAGGTTACATAGTTAAAAAAACAGAAATTACTTATAAAGAAGTTTTTGCAAGTTCAAAAAGAAAAGCAATAGAGTTGGCAACAGATAAAAAATTGTATGATTCAAAATTTATAGAATTTGGTGATGTTAATAATGCTTGGGTAATTTGCAAAAAAGAAAATAAATATTCAGCAGAACCAACTTTAAAATTGGCTGATAATAAAAAAATTTAGATTAAATAAAAATTAAATAGTTAAAGGAGAAAATAACTATGACACAAGAAATAATGAGAACCATAGATATTATGGGAGAACAGGGGAACGCATTCGCTTTGATTGGCTACGCTAAACAATGGGCAAGACAATTAGACAAAGACCCAAAAGCCATTGAGCAAGAAATGATGAGTGGCGATTATATAAACTTGCTTAATGTAATTGAAAGGGAATTTTCATTTGTGGAACTGGAAGGCAAAGAGGAGTATTTAGAAATGTATGGTTAAATAGTTAATAGTAGGGGTGTACACTCGTACACCCCTATTTTTTTTTGTTTAAGTTCAGAGTGTACACTACCACTTATTTTATTTTTCAGGTTATTAATGATTGATAGTATGTTGCAGAATCAAAAAAATATTTTAGGGAAAATGTACACTACCACACACCCCCTTTACATAAAATATTATTGCTTTTATTATTGATTATGTCATTATAAATTAGCAAAAGGAGAAACGATGACACAAAGAATTAACAGAAAACCAACTAACATACACCCAAGAGAACATGGGAGATTAGTTAGCATAGTTAAAAGAATTATTCTAATTGAAAAATTAAAACTTGAATTAAAGTTAACACCCAAAGATGTGGCATCAGGGGATATACATGCCACAGAAATTCTAATTAAAAAAGAAATCAAAAATGTGCAGAGAGCATTAAAAAATACTATTAAGTTAGGCTCTCCGATGGTTGGTGGTTATGAAAGATGGTTGGTGGCTTCAGGTTTAAATCTTGATAACTTTGATATCAAAGTAAAAGGGGGTAAATAATCATGGCAGTTAAAAAAACAGAAGTTGGAACAATGATTACAGGTAGGCATATTGGTTTATTCAGATTGGAAACCATGTTGCTAGGTTTAAAACTAGAAATTGAAACAGAAGGTCGCATGAGATTAACAAGGGGTAGAACTTGCTACGCTAGAATCAAAAGCGAATTTGGTTTTAAGGGCAACAAGCAGAAAGTTTACAATCAGATGCAAGACTACATTAACGAAAGAAAAGCCAAAGAAGATAATGATGTCTATGGAAATGTACACTAACACTCCTTTGCAACAAGTTAGGGGAGATGGGTAAAACCATCTCCCTTTTCTTTTTTGTAAATCAATGGAAGTGTACACACCCCTTCCCTTGCAGTAAAAAGGAATTTTTAAGAACAAGAGAAAGGATTTAAAAGGAAGTGTATGAAACTACACTTAATTTTTGATAAGCGATTCTCAAAACACTTATCAATAAATATGTGATGTGGGCAGTTGGATTCACTAGGTTGATTAATTAACTGCAAATTTCCTCAACAATCCTCGCACACCACAATAAAATAAAATGTTGGTATCGGACTGGATTTGGGGTTTTTACCAATCAAGTAACATTGAGGAATAGTGCTTAATTACCCATCTGTTTTACCTCGTTACATCTAGCTTAGTATGACCTCATCATTTGACATCGGTTCATGTAAGCCAAGCATTGTTCTCTATTATGCTGAACAATTCTGCCACGCAAGTTGTATCCATTAGCCTCATTTCAACAACCCACCAACATAAATAAATAATACCATAAGTATTTAAGTAAACAACCCCCTGTGTGTCTGTGTACACTAGCACTATATTTGTTTTTAGATATATTCATGACTGATTGTACCTAAAGTAGTAGAATTTAAAATAGTATATTAGTGTACATTGCCACACACAGCTTTTTCTTGCATAATATTTTTAGTAACATCTTATGTATATATGTCATTAGTGAAAGGAGAAATATGACTAGAAAAAAAACAAAACCAAATTATTTTGAACTGCATCAAGCAAGTAACAAATTCTTTTTGGTTCATCCACAAGGATTTGATTTGATTACAAGTAAAGCAGTTGAAAACTGGGATGTTGTAATCGCAGAAACTTCAGATGGAAAGGAAAAATTATTAAGTAATCAAATTTGGAATACAGATTTTGTTTACGAATTAGGGTTAAGTGAAGAAGGTGTGAAAGAGGCAAATAAAGATTTAAGAAGGTTTATGGAAGGTGTGGTTCCACACTTTAGAGAACATCTTAAAGAACAGAAGAAAATGGTTTTGAAAACTCATAAAGAACATAATCAGGCTCAACTAATTTATCTTCATTACATAGTAGATAGGGATGAAAAGGAATTTTATTTCAATAAACAAAATTACATTGCCATCCAAGAAAATATAAAGGATGGACAATTTACGAAATTGGAATGGGGAGAAAATGAAGGAAAGCATGGAAGGTACATTGATTTTAGGGTAATGATTTATGATGATGAATCTCAAAATATTATTTGCTCTGAAAGATTACAAGACCAACTGGATGCACAAGATGGTGGGGTTGAATGGTTACAGGAAAAAATGAATGAAGCCATTAACGAACAAGTTGATGTGAACGATAAACCAACTGATTGGATTTGGACTAAAGGGTACAACCTATCAGAAAAACCAACAAGCTAAAAACTAGGGGGGTGTACTCACCCCCCATACAAAAATAAAGGAGCAGAAATGCCAAGAAATGAAGAATCCATTTTAATAAGACCAGACTCTAAACATAGAGTTACTTATTATCTTGGACAACAGACTCTTAACAGAGTTGACTATCTAGCCGAAACGATGAGTACACCCAAAAGTTCGGTTATTGATAAAGCAGTAGAGGTGTACACAGACTTAGTAGTCAAAGAACAAAATAGAAATGAGAGGAAAAAAGATTATGGCACAAGTTAAATTAACAGAGAACAAGAATAAATACTGGGCTGGTAATGGAAAAGAATCTATTGTATTTGATACAAGGTCTTTAGTAATTAACAGCATAGAGTTCAAGAATGATAAAAGAGGTGATGTTGCGATTATTACTTTTATGGAAGGATTAGTTTGCGACAGGCAACCTTTATCAAATAATTGGACTGCATCTTTTGATGCTTACGATAATAATGAGTCGGCTCTTAAAAGTTTGAATAGAGGTGATACTTGCAATGTTGAACTGAAGTTAAAAACTGGTGACCCGATGTGGCAAGAAATAAATTTCATATCAGGTGCAGTAGAAGGCAATGCAGTAATTAGTGAGGCTGTGGAAACGCACACTCCCACACAATCTGTGGAACCACAGGAAGAGGTAGGAATACCTGAAGAACCTAAAGTTCAAGAAGTTAGTGAGGATGTACACCAACAACCCGAAGCTGAATTTAGATTTCCAATCCTTTACCATGACAGAAAGAATCTTTCTATTCAAAGGCAACAATCAATTAAGTTTGCTTTGGAATTTTTAGATAATTTGGCAAAACATAAATTAGAGCCTGATGGACAGATAAATTATACTCAATTTATTGAAGTTTCTGATTTTATATGGCATGGAATCCAAGAACTATGGAAGGACATTCCAAGAGAAGTAGATAATTCTGAAAAGTAGTTTTTAGAACTGTCCATACTGGGAAATTTCCCATTCTAAAAAAAATGGTATTTAGTATGTGGAGATTGGAATTAAAATAATCAACTGATTGTTTAGTTTAGAATCTAATCTCCACAGCAGAAAGGAAAATATGAAATATGTAGTAAGTAGGGCAAGTGGAGAATGTGTTTGTGGACTCAATGGATGCCCAAATGAAATTAATGAGGCTGAAGTAAACGAAGGATGTATGAATCGTCTAGTATTGCTTGATGATAGTGATGAGATGCTAGAGTTCAACTCACTAGGAGATGCGTATAACTATCTTAGTGTACACATCCCCACCGATAGGTTAAATGAAGAATTAAGAGATAAAATAATTAGTATAGACCCAATGGAGTTTGAGTAATGAATAAACCTGAAATGGCAAAAAAATATATTGAATTAGGAAGAAGTATAATTCCTTTAAAAGCTGACGATAAGAAACCGATTGGCTCATGGACAAAGTATCAGACTGAAAGAATGTCCCCTGATGAAGCCTTTAATTATTTTACAAAGAACCCAGATGCAAATATGGGAATGGTAACAGGAGAAATCTCTGGTATATCAGTAATTGATATAGATGGCAAAGAAGGATTTGATGCATTGAACGATGCAAAGATTAGATTGCCAGACACAACAATAGTAAAGACACCACGAGGTTGGCATTACTACTACAAGTATAATCCAGAGTTAAA